AAGTCCATGCTCAAGACGTGCGACAAGATGGTGTTCTTCGGACTTCAGGCTTTCATTCAGGAGTTCCTGGTGGATTACTTCAAGGAGAACTTCTTTGACCGGGAAATCAACGAGGTCATCGCCGAGTACGAGAAGTACATGAAGGTTCAGCTCCCTGGTGGGGGATACGCCACAACGAACATCATCGACCTCCACAGGCTTGGTTATTTGCCCCTCCAGATTCGCGCAATCCCCGAGGGGACTTCGGTGAACATGGGCATCCCTTGCATTGAAGTGACGAACACGCACGACAACTTCGCTTGGCTCGTCCAGTGGGTTGAGTGCATCCTTCAGGCGGAACTTTGGAAGACTTGCAACCACGCCACAATTTCCAAGATGTACCTGGAGTTGGCGAAGGAATATTACGACAAGACCGTGGACAATGGGAATCCGAGGATGGCGATGGCTGACTTCGGAATGCGTGGAATGAGTTGCACGAACGAGAGCATACGTTGCTCGGCCGCTTGGCTCACTTGCTTCAACAAGACGAGCACGGTTCCGGCACTACCCTACATCGACAAGTTCTATGACGCCGATGTGAGCAACACCAAGATTGGAATGGGCGCAGTTTCGACAGAGCACAGTGTGATGGCAAGCAACTTCGCCATTGATGGTGACGAAGTGACCTTCATCAAGCGAATGCTCACGGAAATCTATCCCAACACCTCGTTCAGCATGGTGAGCGACACCTATGACTATTGGAATTTGGTGGACAACATCATTCCTTCGCTCAAGAGCGAAATCCTCCAGCACAATGGAACGCTCCTCATTCGCCCCGATTCAGGAGACCAGTTTGAGGTTGTGACCAAGACCTTGGAGAAGCTTTGGGACACCTTTGGTGGATATGCCAACGACAAGGGCTATCGCGTCCTCAACAGCCACATCCGAATCATCCTGGGTGATGGTTGCACCCTCTTCACGGTGCGCCGCATTTGGGAGTGGATGGAAGAGAACGAGTTTGCCGCGAACAACGTTTACTTCGGAGTTGGCGCGTTCTGCTTCACTGGCATCTTCGACAACGAGAAGTTGATTGTCAACACAAGGGACACGTTTGGCGTGGCTGAAAAGGCTTGTGCTGGCGTGACCAATGGCAAGTTCCACTTCATCTACAAGGACCCGAAGACCGACACCGGAAAGCTCAAGAAGAGCCACAAGGGAATCGTTTGGGTTCAGACGGACAGCGCAGGCAACCTCTTTGAGACCGACGAACACGACACGATGCTCAACGAGAACGCCAGTGCACTCAAGACAGTGTTCAAGGACGGCGTGATGCTCAACAAGCAGACGTTTGCAGAGATTCGCGCAAGGGTTGCTGGCGAGAACCTTGAATTCGTGAAGAGGTAACTGAAATGGACAACGACTACTACATTCCTGACACGGCATATTGGAAATCCATTGAATACGAATATGCCACTTGCTCAGAATGTGGGTTCATGGAATACACGGATTGGGACTGCACCGACGAGGCGAAGGAGAAAATCAAGACCTTCCACGAAACCTACAGGTATTGTCCGGGTTGTGGAAGGAAGATGGGACAATCACCAGAAAAAAGAAGGAGAAATTGAAATGAACGACGACCACATAGTGATGTTCAACCACGACTATTCCAAGATGCATGGACAAAGGAGCGGGAAGCTCGTACATGCCGAACTGGTGAAGATTGACGATACCTTCCCCAAGGAGGCTTTGGAATACGACACCGATGGACGGTACGAGTTCAAGATGGGTGAATACTACATCCAGCTGGTGTTCCTTGGAGACAAGGACATTCCATTCACCACCTATCGAAACGAAACACAGGCCAACCGCGACAAGTATTTTCCCCATGTAGGCGAGGAATTTGAGTTCGTGGTTCATATCAAGGAGGTTTAATCATGGTAATATCAAGGGGCAGATATCGTGGATGGGACATTGGCATGGGTCTCGTTGGAGGAACTGACGGTCAGGTTGAGGTGCAATGCTCACTGGCGAACCAGTTCTACTACGACAAATTCAAATCAACCACTGACGAACAAATTAAAGAGGTGTTTGGTATTGGTTCCAGAGACACCACATTCTATCGAATGACGGATGGCGAAACACCTGTATTCGGATGGAGTTTCATGTTCAGTGGATTGCAAGGAGACCCAACCCAATATGAGTTTCTGGCGTGGATGTTCCGAGGAATCGACAAGATAATGGACATTATGAACAAAACAAACTAAATTCAACAAGGAGAAACAAACAATGAATATGGATTACTTCAATGCAGAGCAGACGAGGGACAACCTCGTTCAATGGATTCGGGATTGGTTCGACAAGAACGGACCCGGTTGCAGAGCCGTGATTGGCATCAGTGGGGGCAAGGATTCCACCATCGCAGCAGGATTGACCGCAAGGGCAATTGGCAAGGAGCGCGTTCTTGGTGTTCTCATGCCAAACGGGGTTCAGAAGGACATTGGCGACTCCATCGCCGTCTGCAATTCGCTTGGGATAAAGTACATCATCGTGAACATCAACGATGGATATAAGGGTATCGCCGGCGAAGTTCGTGGAAGCATCAGGGAGAAGATTGGCATCGAAACTCTCTCTGACCAAACTCTTATCAACCTCGCCCCAAGGCTTCGTATGACCACATTGTATGCTGTGAGTCAGACGATTGGGGGAAGGGTGGTCAACACTAGCAACCTCAGTGAATGCTTCGTTGGATATGGTACTCTATATGGAGACTTGGCTGGTTCGATGTACCCATTAAAGAACCTCACCAAATCCGAAATAGTTGAAATTGGAAAGACGATGACCGAAATTCCTATTGAACTTGTGGAAAAGACACCAAGTGACGGACTCACTGGTTTCACAGACGAAAACAAGTTTGGGTTCACCTACGATGAATTGGATTCCACCATTAGGTTTGGAACGAAAGGCGAACACTACGACACCATCATGAAACGTCACAAAGACAATCTATTCAAGTTGAAGCCATTTGAGGAATTTCATCCCTATATTAACAAGGAGACACCATGAAAAAACTATTGGTAATTGGACTATGCTTCCTTCTTGGATGCTCGAAGTCGCCGATTGATGAAAATGGACGGTATGTTGCAGAGAAATCTGGAAATTCATTTGATGTTATAATATATCCTAGTTCTGGTGCCTTGACTTTCAATTATGTTGTGGTCGATGGACACGAATACCTTGTAATGACGGGATGCCACAGAAGCGGATTGACACATTCGCCCAAATGCCCTTGCCTATCCAACCACAATGTTGTAAATACTCTAAAAGCCAATTGAGGTATTTGAACATGAAGTGGAAGAAACTGGTATCTGAATCAGAAAAGAAGAAATTGATCATTCCAACCGGGTTGAAAGGCGAAACGGCAAGGGAGATTCTCGACTCCATAATCGGGCAGATGTCCGATGGAATGTGGGAGAACTCCCCTGCCATGGAACACTACTGGAGGTTCATCAATGTTGAAAAGATTGGCAAGGAACTTGCATTCGTCGTGGATGGCACACAGGGCGAATGGGAAGCTGGTAGCAGACCTGGGAACAACCACTTCACCGAAAACTACTTCATGACCAAGCTTGGGGGAAAGGAAGACGCCATCAAGCAATTCATGGCGAAGAAACTCAAGGCAATTGCCAAGGAGGAAATCAAGGACGAACAGGACCAGCTTGGGTGGTACAGAAACAACGAAATGGAAAGTGGCTACCTCGCAGGAACCATATCCGATGTCTACTTCGTGTACGAGACCCTGCTTGGAAGAAGTGGATACCAGAAGAAATACCCGAGGTTCGTGGTAGACGAACTTCTGGCTTGATTGTCAACAACATATACCATGAACATAAAACACCACCTTCTTGAAAAGGTGGTGTTTTTCGTTATTATATGTATAATTGTAAATAGAAAAGGTTGATTGAGACGGGCATCCCAACCAACCAAATCACTTATGATATACGAGGTATCACAAATGACCATAGACAATTATACAAGCAACCAAGATTTGCTTAAAGCAATATCTGAAATCAACAAGCGTCCAGATGTATTGGATAGATTTCTGAAGAACCACCATCAGGATATATACCACGAATTGGTGTTAAGAACCAAATTCCTTGACGAAGGACATTTCAAGGGAAAGCCAGTTCCCATATTGGCAAGGATGTATTGCCTTGAACACGACTTGACATCAAGTCCAACTTGCCAGAATCCCGATTGCGATAATCCAGTTGAATGGAGGAATGGATCGCATAAATTTGCTGAACATTGTTGTTGGCAATGCTATCTCGATGATCCAAACTCCCACTGGAAGGAAGACGCAGCAAAAGAGCAAAAATATGGAGACGCACACTACAACAATCCAAAAAAGCGTGTTGCTACTGCTTTCAGAAATTGGGGCAAGGATAACTACTGCAATAGAGTAAAAAGCAAAACGACTTGTCAAGATAGGTATAATGGGAATGCTCCTGCCTGTTCTCTCAAGGTTGTTGAGAAGATGAAACGAACCAAGGAGGAACGATATGGTGATTCCGGATTCAACAACCACGAAAAAGCAGTAATAACACTCAACAACCAATATGGGGTCTCGAATGTCTCCCAAATACCGGGAGTGCAAGATAAAGTCAAGTTAACCAGTATATCGAAGTATGACAAACCTCACTACAACCAATCAGAGGAATACAGAAACAGAATACCTGAAATCAGGCAAAGGATGACCAAGAAATGGGTGCTGTTCTGGAATGACGACAACACCTATGTTTCAACCAGACGAGACACCGAGGAATACAATGCCAATGTTGGGAAGTGGCAACATGAACTGCAAATGGACAGTAGTTGGGAGATTGACTTGTTCGTGTTCTGCAAATTGAAGAATGGATTGGATGTGGATTATCAACCAAACTTGACCATTCCCTATGAATATGATGGTGAAACCCATTCCTACCATCCTGACTTCATCATAAATGGGAGAATAGTGGAGGTGAAGGGAGACAACTTCTTCAGAATCAACGAAGCAACAGGTCAAGAGGAGATGTTCTGTCCGTGGAAATATCCAGAGTGGTCAGACGACTACTACAAATGGAGATGTGGTCGTGAAGAAGCCAAGCACCAATGTATGTTGGATAATGGAATAAAGATATTGCGCAATAATGATATCAAGAATTTGAGCATAGACATGTTCATATAAAACAAAGATCGCAACCATAAAAGGTTGCGATCTTGTTGAACATAGAATTCAATGCTATATTAAACAGCATCCATTTCGGTCCAAGATGCTCCCGTGTTGAGAACACAAAGATCGATAATAATAAATTCTATAGTTTTGCAGGGCTTAATCCCTATCTTGACTCTCAACTCATTACGGTCAATGACTTCCGGCGTATTGTTCGTGTTGTCGCAGATAATCTTGTATCCATACAACCCACCCCTGTCCATCAAGTCCTGGAAGAATGGAG